TATCTGATTAGTAATATACATAAATACCAAATCAATAGGACTACTGGGTGTAGGCGCAATATTGAACTGCTTACCAAATCCATCAATCCGAAAGCTATCACTCCAATCAATAGAATTATTAATGACTTTGCGATACCATTGCAATGGAGTTAATGAACCCTTCATTTCATAGTACTGGTTTTCATTCATCGCGCTCGGAGATAGTAAATGGTGGAAGTCCAACGGTAGGTCATAACCAACCTGATCTGTTATAGTCGTAAACTTGTACTCACGAGTTAGTACAGGCCAGTCATTCCTATACGACACACTCTGTAATGCCTTATTAGCCAGCGCTACACACTGCCGCATGTTCTGATCAGTAGACGACGATACAGCACCGACTGGCTGCGGCCACCCGTTACTATCCATTACCGTCTTGACAATACTAAGAAGCGTCATAGCAACACCTATAGCGCGAAGTCTTTCTTGCCTTTAATGGGCGTAGTAGCCTCAGGCTCATACTTGCGTAACATAGCCTCTAGCTCGATAATACGCTTGTTAGCCAAAGCCAGATCGCCCATAATTCGGTGTAGCTCTCGCTCCGCATTTGTGGCGCGATCCGTTAATACAGATATATCCGCGCCGCTCTCGGATGCTGCCAAAAACGACCTTGCCTGTTCGCGCAAGTCCCGCGCCCCTAGACCAATATTGTCTAGGTTAGTATCTGACAAACCCGCTAGCGCTTCTACAGTATGTATATGCATAACTGCCAAGTTAGCAGCAAGGCCACGATCTATGCGCGGCCACATTTTCAAGGGCGTACCGCCTAAATCTTCCGCTTCCTCTAGCCGCTTGAACTTCTCTATCTGTTCTGCAAACTCACGATATTTGTATGAGCGCTTGAAAGGCTCAGTCAGTCCCAAAGCTCTTAATGACTGTTCGCACCATGTCCGCTCCAACTCAAACCGTGGAGTACTCGACTGTTGCCCCGGTGATATAATATCAACGTACAGGGCAGTATCGAATATAGCTCTACCCTCTTTGATAGACGCTTGCTCGTTAGGCACGCTATCATAAAAGAAACGCAGTAGCATCCCTTCGGGACCGGGGGCCAAGCCTTCTGCAACAGTATCCATTGTAAACTCCTATTAATACCCCCGACGAGAAGGAACTCACTCAAACTCGCCGGGAGCATTGATCAGCCAAACCCGCCGCTCAACTTGCGCACTTGGCTAATCTTTGAGAATGCCTTGGAACTTACGTCCAGATGTCGTCATGTTACCAGCCCAACCGATGAGCTTTACAAACGCGTCCTGATTGTTTGTATAGCGATCCGGGTTCAATGGAACATACTGGCGATCTGTATGCGGACGCAGATAGATATAGTCTGTATTGAGATAGTACATATGATTGGGAGGACAAGCCCCACCCATACCACCATCAAACACAACATCGGCATCCATATACTTCAAGCTCTGAAAACCAGACGACGCCATATCCGATGACGTAAACCGCTGATTGGGTAGGAGAGCGCCCCAATATAGCATATAGTACGCATTATCGGCTATGATCAGATCAGGGTGATCCGTACCGCGTACCAACTTCAACCACATCAAATTCATGTAATTGAGCATGTTGGCATTAGTAGCAGCCGCGCCGCCATCCGTAGTCGCATCGAACGCTTGGTTCTTCCAGAATGCCCAAGTACCAGCATCTATACCACCAACAACGCCCACGCCAGTATCAGAGACAAGCAAACCAAGGCCACCAATAGCCTTACCTGTAGCTGCCGTTCCATCCCCATATACCGCCGCTGCCATCTTGTTTTTCATGGTCTTTTCGGCGTTATTAATGCGAGCTTCAAGCAGGTTAATAAGCTTCTCTTGACCGCTGTTCTGTAGCTCTTCTAAGCCTGACATCGTGACAGCAACCGCAGCTTGTTTCCAATCAAACTGAGCCATTGTCAGTACGTCACTAGGGCTTATGTTCAGAGTATCATAACCACTGTACCAAGTGAACGTACCATTCTCGCCGTATTCGAGTTCTTGGTCGATCTTCGTACCGCCATCAGCAGGACGGACCTTACCCTTACCTTCTAGGCGCTTTAGGAGCGCGTTGTTATTAGTGACGTTATCCGCCAGTGACTTGCTACGGTTTTCGAGCGTAGTAGTGACAATCTCACTAACATTTGGGCTAGCCATTTTCTCGTTCCCTTAATCATTCAGCGACATTTTCATTATATGCCGCTATTAATGTTTCTCTCAGGGTTCGATTTGCGCCGTTAAGACTTTTAGCTCCATCCGCTGCCGGACCACCACTAACAGATACTCCCGCACTTCTTGCCCGCGCAGCCTCCGCAGCCGCTTTATCCTGTAAAGCCTTATTACTCGCCTGCTGGATACGGTCCCTGATAGTCGGGTTACTGTATGTAGCAAAGTCATATGCGGCTTGTAGAATATCGCGTTCTGGAAGGTATGGCTGCTGCTGTTTAATCAACTGGACATGGTTAGCAATATCATTAGACAAGTCATTGAAATACGGACGACGCAAGTTACCCGCTTCGTCTTTCTCATCCATGAACGCTTGTACTAGCTGAAAATTTCTAGCCTGTTGTTGCTGCAAGGTGCCTTCGGTAAATCCATTAATAGTGTTTTTTAGCTGTGCTATCTCCTGTTGCAAACCTGTTAATTGCGGATTGGGGGCTTGGCCGTTATTGGCTTGGTCCCGCGCATCTAGTAGAGCATCCAAGTCCAATCTGTGTTGGTTCGCAAACCACATAACAAATTGACCGGGATCACGCCCTGCAAAATCCGATAGAGCGAACAACTGGTTTATCGCCACTGCTGGCGTCATACCCTCACCAGCCCAAGCTTGACGCCTAGGACCAATTACTTGTTCGATCATACCGTATTCGTCTAACTGCGCTCCGCGAGTATTAACGCCCTCCATAGTACGTTCGACATACTGCCGAATTTCCGCCGGAAGTGACGAGAATTGCTGTTTTTCCAGTTCGGTAAGGCTGTTGGCCCACTGTGGCAGGCTCGGTGCGGGCGCATCCCCGGCAGGAGCTTGCCCGCGCGTGAAGGCGTCAATCTCCGCCGACGAAGCAAAGCGCCCGTCCTTGTGGTGATAGCGCTCGCCGACCTTGACCAGCTCTGGTCCATCAACGGGCGCTGTGGGAGCCTCAGACGGCTTCTCAGCGCCTTGATCGGCCTTGGGCGGCTCAGACCCCTTAAAGGCATCCGATAGCGTGTCCCTGAGGCTCTTGGGCGGCTCAGCGGGCTTCTCTGCCGGGGGCAGCACGTTGGGTATCTGGTTTTGCGCCAGATCGGTCCCTTGTGCGGGTACGGCGTCGGAAGCCTGCCCGTTTAGGTCCGTCGTGATATCAATGTCGTCTATGCCAGCCATTAATGGCCTCCAAGCCGACGGATCACATCGGCGATTTCTTGCCCTGTCACCGGCTTGCCTTCTGGTGGCCGGAAATCATTAATAGTACTATCCCCGCACTCTATGACATTATGCTTGCGCATATGCTCTCTGTGGTGCGATCGGCTAGTAATCTCAGTGCCATCCATCGGAGATATATACGGAGCCTTATCCGGCAGTATAAACGGCCCACCCAAAGTACAATCCGTTTCGTCGCCACCATACTCAGGCCGCAGCCTGCTATAGCCGTCTCCACCACGAAACGTCTTATACTTCGGGATAGACCGTGCATACCCGCGTACACTAACGTAGTGTCGTGTTCCTACGTGGTCCGATGGGTATTCGTATAGGTCAGTCATTTCTTAGACGGCTTCATAGGATTAGATTTACCAGCCTTATTAAGTGAAGCTGCTACAGCTTGTTTCTGAGGATATCCGGCTTTAACCATTTCGCGGATGTTACCGGATACAACTTTCTGGCTTCCACCTTTTTTCAACGGCATAACACTTACTCCGACTCGCTCTGTTTCGGTTTATCAGCCATTTCAATATCATGGGCTTGCTGCTTACCTAATTGCTCGGCAGCATATTCCTGTTTCAAACCTTCCAAGCTGCCTTCATGCTGGCGATCCAGTTCTGCTTGTGTAGCCTCATGCTGTCGCTGTAAGTGATCGTCTACAGAACTCGACACAGCTTGCATTGCTGTACGTTGCTGTTCCAGATCGTGTGCACGCTCCTCGCCGAGTATGTTCACACCTAGCTTCTGGCGCTCAAGATCAACTTGCTTAGACTGTAACTGTAGCTGAGCCATACGGTAATCATGGTCTAGCTTATACCGTGCGGCCTCACCTTGCGCCTTCTGATCTATCTCATAGCGCTTAGTCTGGTCTTGCTGACCGGCAATCTGAGTATCCGTCTGTGCTTTAATACCAGCAATGTTCTGTGCAGACTGTGCAGCGGCTTGCCCGTTATCACCCTGCCCCGGAGGCGGAGTAGGCGGCATGGCTTCCAGCTTCTTCTGGAAACTCTCAAATTCTTTCTCCAATGGCCGACTGGCGCTAAATGTTCTTAATGTGAACATCATAATACCGCCAAGCAATCCGCGCATATCGGGGAACTGCATTGCCATCGGACCAGCCTGTTGCAGAAAAGCTCCCATACTAGACAAGAACTGCATCCTGTCTTGGCGCTCTTTCTGCTCATCAGGCAGTATAGTACTATCTGTTTCTATACCTACTGCCGCGCACCGCAGCTTGTCACTGCGTACCATCTTAACAACAGCTTTAAACATCTGTTGCATCTGCTCGCCCTGTGTAGGGCCGGGGTCTTGCGGTGGCTGTGGTGGAGGCGGCGGTGGCTGGCCTTGTTGCTGCGCTTGCTGTGCCGCCATCTGGTATTGCTGCATCGCTTGCGGATACTGTTGCTTAGCTTGCTGAAACTGATTTTTAGCCTGTATCTCCTCTGGCGACGGCGGCGGAATTGTAAGCCCGCTATAGATCAGTAACGTCTTATCGCTGAAATGCTCAGCGGCTATTTCAATGAATAATCTGATAATGTCCCTACAAAAGCGCTGTACTTCACGCTGCATGTCTTTGAGACGCCCAGTAGCCCAATCAGCTTTAATCTGCTGCGCTCCGAGCGTCTCGCTGGCTTTGGATATTCCACGAACAATATCACTAAAGCCAGTTATCTCATATATCTCATTCTTACAGACATCGCGTTGCTTGAATAACTCACCTAAGCAATTCACGACTTCTGTAATAGGAACCCACTGGACAACGCCTTCAACGCCGCCAGACCCCATGAAATTAGCCCAGTCCTGTACCGGGATCATCTTGTTACCGGGACCGTCCAGCACGTTAGCTAAGTTCGCTTGGCTACCGTCATATAGCCCGCGTACCTTTAATGCTTCTGTCAGATAGCGGATACGCTCCGTCAGTCTATCAAGCTCTGCCGCCTGAGTCTTGTATTGGCTATACAGTGCTTTTGGTATGACGCTCCGGCTAGACCAGACAGCTCTTAATGGTCGCGGGCACGGAAAGAAGTTCTCAAGACGTAATGGATCATCTTTCGTTTCAATGACATCATCAGGGTAGTCATCACTGTACCAAATGACTTGGCTGTTCTCCCGATCCCATATCTCGTAGACGATAGCTTGTTTGACGGCGCTCTCGTCCTTACCAATACTGTCTTTTTTATCCTGTGCGGAATAACTGTATTCGAGTTTGTTGGCTTTCTCTTTACCGAAGCGCTGAGTTGCTTTAGACTTGGTAAGATATGTTTTGCGCGATATCCATGGTACTTCATGCCAGTATCTCGCCAGTCCGCACCTGAAATCTTTAAAATGTACGTAATCCAGTGCCAGCCCTTCAAACGTCAGATACTCCTTATCAGAGCCATCTTCGTTCTTTACAGGTGCATTGTCGTTATCATACATTTTCTCAAACTTGGGGTCATACCGTACCCATACGAGACCAATACCCGGTAACACATAATCTGATATGGAATTTTGGAGAACATAATCAAAGTCTAGGCTATCTACTGCATACTGCCCGACTTGCTCTAGCAGCATTGCAGCGGCAACTTTCAGATTGTTCTCTGTATCCGTTTGCCGGTTTTTGACTTCGACCTTGGGAGTCTGACCGTATAGACTAGGCTTAATTGTTTCTGTAGAAGAGTAGAGGATATTGTACTTGTCGGTGGTAGCGTTCTTGCT